GATCGTTTGCGTGGGGGCTGTGGTTTTCCATTTGTCATCACTAGCGGCTATCGTCATCCTACTGAACATCCTATAGAAGCCGCTAAGGAAGTTCCCGGCACCCACGCCCAGGGTATTGCTGCTGACATCCAAGTAACCAACAGCGCCCAGAGACACCGTATAGTCAACGTAGCTAACCACATCGGCTTCAACGGCATCGGTATAGCTAAGGACTTCGTACACGTAGATACTCGTGGCACAACACCAGTGATGTGGCTGTACTAAGATGTACTACACCAAACACAAGACTTTAACGAACACTTCAGAAACAACTCTGTTCACAGTCCCTAATGGTTACGTTTTATGGATAAACTACGTATTCATAGCTAATCACGGCGGCAGCACTAATAACGTGTCCTGTTGGTGGGAAAACAGTGCTGGTGTAGATCAGTTGTACTTTCTGGACAACAACTCATTAAATAGCGGAGCTAAAGAAATCTTAGGTGGTCAATCAGAGGCACCAATCTTTGTACTACATAACGGAGACGTAGTAAAAGCACAAACAGGCTCTGCTGGTGAGGTAGAGATTGCTTTTACGTTTAAACTGATGAATGAGCCCGCAGCGTTTCCTAACTTTAATGGATCTTAACATTGAGCTACTGCCTTGGCAGCAAGAAGTCTGGGCAGACGACACCAGATTCAAGATTGTAGCAGCAGGTAGGCGTACAGGTAAGTCCAGGCTTGCTGCATGGATGCTGATTGTAAACGCTCTGCAAGCCGACAGAGGCCATGTGTTCTACGTAGCGCCCACACAGGGTCAGGCTCGTGACATCATGTGGCAGACTCTGTTAGAGCTTGGGCACCCAGTAATCTCAGGTAGTCACATTAACAACCTGCAGATTAAGTTAATCAACGGGGCCACGATTAGCCTCAAAGGAGCCGACAGACCAGAGACGATGCGTGGTGTGTCACTGAAGTTTCTCGTGTTGGACGAGTACGCCGACATGAAGCCCGACGTATTTGAGCAGATCTTGAGACCTGCTTTGGCTGACCAGAAGGGTTGTGCGATGTTTATCGGCACACCCATGGGTCGTAATCATTTCTACGAGTTGTACAAGTATGCTGAACTGGGTGACGACGAGACTTACAAAGCTTGGCACTTTACTTCCTATGACAACCCTCTGCTTGACGCTGATGAAATCGACATTGCAAAAAGGTCTATGTCAAGCTATGCGTTTCGTCAGGAGTTTATGGCGTCATTTGAAGCTCGTGGGTCAGAAATGTTTAAAGAGGACTGGATAAAGGTTTCTGAAGAAGAACCGGAGATAGGAGACTACTACGTTGCGGTTGACTTGGCAGGCTTTGAAGAAGTCAACAAGAAAAGAACTAAGAATACGAAGCTTGACGAGACTGCGATTGCTGTTGTCAAAGTTAGTCCTGATGGGTGGTATGTTGATAATATTGTATATGGGCGTTGGAGCCTTGATGAAACAGCAGCCAAAATCTTCCAGGTTGTCAGGGACTATGAACCAGTTAGTGTTGGTATCGAAAGAGGGATTGCAAAGCAAGCAGTAATGTCCCCTCTGACGGACCTACAGAAGCGTTACGGGACTTTCTTTAGAGTCGAGGAATTGACCCACGGTAACAAGAAAAAGACTGACAGGGTAATGTGGGCGTTACAGGGGCGTTTTGAGAATGGCTTCGTAACACTTAACAAAGGCGAGTGGAACGCTAGGTTTCTAGACCAGTTGTTTCAATTTCCTGACCCTCTGACGCATGACGACTTAGTGGACGCTCTGGCGTACATAGACCAATTAGCAAATGTAGCGTACAACTACGAATTTGAAATAGATGACCATGAAATCTTAGACGTGGTAGCAGGATACTAACTATGAGCGAACTATACGAAAATGACCCTCTGATGATCCAGGAGTCTCTGGAAGACTGGGTAATGACCAAATGTGACGACTGGCGTGACCACTACGAGTCTACTTATTCATATAAGTTTGATGAGTACTACAGGCTCTGGCGTGGCATCTGGGACCCTGCGGACAGTGACCGTAAGTCAGAACGCAGCAGAATCATCTCGCCT